GCCCCTGCATTATCCGCCTTAGGTGAACCGCCAGCTTACGCTGACGACTCGCCGTGTGCCTTACGGGGTTCTACCCCGCAAAGACACAGAAAGATAGCGCATGCCAGTTCTCCCTCATACAAACCTAATAATCGCCTTGAAAGAGGCAAGAAAAGGGTAAGTATGACCACGCCATTTTGATCTTCCGATCACGGATGGCGATCCGTTCAGATGAGTCGAGTAGTAACCTCGCCAAAAGGCGTGGATAACCTCCCGATTCCCACTTTCTGCTGCTCTGATGAACAACAGGAAGTCTGAACTCATGTCGATGTAGATTTTTATTGTATCTGATTACCGATAGTTTAACACTATCATAAAAACCGATACAACCATGAAATCTATCTATAGCCAACTTCCCCTTCGAAAAGTAGTCCAGTGCATCCATTTGCTCTGAGAGCGCTTGGAGACCGGGTTTCCGATTCGTAGGAAGAAAGTGGCTCATCGAGATTGTTGGAACCGGCCAAATTTTATTGGCCCAACCAGACAATAGTTCAGCTGTCGAGTAGTAGCCTGCAAGGAAGAACTTTCTTTGCAGATCACACAAGACGGGGTGATCACCAACGTTAAGGCTCTCGTAGTCGAACAATTTATTACGTATTATCGTAACATCTTGATCGGCAAACCATTCAGAACCACAAGATTCGCGAAAGGGAGTGGCATAACAAGTCTTAGACTTATTAGGCTCACAACCGATCTCGTGTAGTGTGGTAATGAGGGTGTCAATGGCGTATTCGGGGATAATAATATCATCACCAAATACAGCCAAATCACGAGAGATCTCACTATAGGACCGTGTACATTTATTTGTACGCGGATGAAGGGACATTAGTTCACACGAGGCAAATGAAATTGCCCAGAAAACTAGTGTCTCGATGGGGAAGCAAGTTGCTGAACCCATCGGAGCAAATGCGGATATTCTGATCTTTCTATCTGCGTAAAGCATGTAGTCAGATCTCGTAGCCATCAGTTGTCGTCTTAGTCGTGGTACCTTAGAAAAAAGGAACCAGACAAGGGGAACTGAGACAGTATCGGAAGCATTAGATAAATCTAATGTAACGAGATTGTCCGCATACGCCCTCATAGCCATCGACTGATTGAAGGTTTGATCCTGCAATCTTATCGAACGCCTGAGAAGCGGGTGCGTAGAAACGTATCGCATTATAGCCTTCATCTGACCTTGTTGAAGGTACTGTGTTACAGTACTTTCAGCAGATATCAGCCTAGGTCCCTTGAAGTCCTTCGGAACGAGGCAACAGCGTGTTACGCTTTCGTGAGAAAGCGGAATGCCTTTGCCCCTCTCCAAAAGAGCTCTCATGGAGTGAGTTCCATACGCTAGATAGGGGTAGTATCTTTCGGCCTTTTTAGGCCAAGAGAGAAAATCCCAGCGTGCGAAACGATCTATCTTTTCGGCAACAGCGCCTGGTCCATGACCAGGCATTATGTCGCTTAGGTCCAGATCGCGTAACACCTTACCTAAGAGCCATTGGGCTCTTAGTAGGACAGGATGATCCTTCTGTATTTTCTTCTTACGAAGATTATACATTCTGGATGCAAACTGGTCCACGGCTAAATCCTGCATCTTTTTAGGGGGCTCAAACCTGAGCTTACTATCAAGTAGAAGGAATTGGCGTAAGAAGCGTATAGATTTAACACAAGGATCAATCAGAAGAGCGCAATCGTCACCTCCGAAAACTCTGTTAAACAGAGAAAAAAGGAAGAGAGGAAGGCGTGTGTTCCGCTTCAAGCGAAAGTGGGCAGGGCAAGAAAAATGCCCGCTTACTAAACCTTGATCAAGGGCTTTCCCTAGTAGAGGGAGAGTTACCTTGACAAAGCTAGTACCTTCGGACTTTAGTCTTTCAACTAACGTCAGAAGATCATTCGCATGAAGAGGTAATCCTGATGTAATCCCGTCAGTGAACATTTGCTGACGGAGTGCGATGTATCGCTCTTGGAACGTATTAAGGTCTCCCAAGTTGGGTTTCCTCCAAGCTTCCAGAGCAGATTATTATTGTAACATCACAACTACATCAATCCTTTCGGAGAATATTCAGTCTGTAGCCTATTAAGCTACAGACGGATTGAACGGACCCGTAACATTGAAGTCCCCTTCCGGGGTAGCTCCATTGTACAGGGACGTAATATTCGCCGTAAGATTGACGTAGGAAGTCAACTGGGCTATCATGTCTTTCAACATGGCCAAGGTGATTTCCGTGCTCCTGGGGACCGAAAGCATCAACGAAGCGCTAAGAATTAAATAATTATTCGTAGCGTCCTCGACGATAGCCTTTTGAAAGACTATCTGATGTCGATCAGTCCCTTTCTGACCAGCGGGGCGAAGGAAGTGTTGCACGCGAAGCGTCTCGGGCTCAGTGAGCCCGGCCGATTCGTTAGCATACGTCTTCTGAGCTCCGTTGTTCTGTTGGATCTTGTATGTGACGTCAGAAGTCCCGTTGGACTTCGTAACAATAATATCTGCCATGGAGAACTCCTTGTATTGCTCACGAGAAGCACTTCGTTAACGAAGTCACTAGTGAGCGATTATGGGTGTTGAGGACATCCCAGCCTAATCTATTTACTCAACCGTTGCACGATTAACGAGCCGGTTCTGAGTATGTGGAAGGAACCTAGCGTTGATAGATCAACCACGCCAGATACATCCGGAATTTTGGTGAATCGCGAATAATCTGTTATGTGCCTTTTGCACACGACAAATGGATCAGATGGAGAGACTATATGGCGAGTTCGTGAGGGATGATAGCCAGGGATGCAATAAAGCTCCTCGACAATCTCCTTTCGTTCAGACGCCCATAGTCTCGAAATCTCTGTGAAAGGTCCTCCAGTACGTAGACGTGTATAATAATTTATACGCTCTTGCGCATTGGTAAACCAATCAACTACAAAGGAGAACGGGATTAATTCCCAAGCTAAGCCGACTATCTTATTAATACCGAAGTATTGTAAGTAGGCGGACCAGCTCTCTCCAAAGTTTAGATCCTCGCGTACCCGTCCCCACGCACCGATAACGGCCACTGACTCTTTTGAGAGGCATTGCCATTGGAAGTGTGTGTTGACCGAAGAGCTCGAAGAATCGAGAGGTACGTTCGTGATTCCGCAAGACAGTGCCTTGCGAACTCTGACAGGAACGAAGCGTCCACTATTACCGGCTAAATACCGCATTCTCCGCTCGACCTTTTGGTGAGCTGATAGTGCGGATCTAATGTCGTTAATAGCAGGTTTAATTCCGAAATTATAATATAAATCGGAATTCGCTGCGTTCTTTGCTAAGAATCGTGACGCTTGCCCTAGGTTCATTCTCGAAACCTTCTTGCGAAACATGAGACCAAGGTCGATTAAGACCTTGATGGCTCGTGTTGGATTGACAACTGCTTTGATGGCATCAATAAAGATGTCACTTTGAGCTATGTCTTCTCCAGCAAGAAAGGAGGAGGGGATGAACTGATCACATGCCTCATCGAATTGAGACATGAGGGCAAACCAATCGTGCGTTCTGAAAGCATCAGACGTATAGGCCCCGGACGAAGTCGACCATGCTTTATCAGCAGGGTCGGGCGTAAAGGAACTATTATCCAAGATTACAGTAGCACCATCATGATGGTTAGCTGTTCTCATCTCAGTACGGAATCCCCGATCTGCGTATTCAGCCACTACTAGATTAGGTAAATACCTAACCTTCGTAGTAGTATGAAGACAGGGTTTCGACGGTTTTAAATCGTCGACGGTAGTAATACCAAAGTCGCCGGAGGGTCTAGATATATTTCTATATCTAAATCGTTTCCAGGTCCCAGTGGTAGGACTAACATAAACCTCAGGTCGGAGAGACACAACATCAGAAATAGCGGACTCACCAATCTTCGTCGTGAGGGTACGATAGTCAGCCTGAGAAGTGAATTTTAAATCACTCAAAGGAGGCTCTCGGTCCCAAACTTCAGAGATTGATATAGTACCGCAGTTCTGAGTACTAGTTAAAGAACGGTTTCTCATAGAGTTACCTTTTCAGGAAAGTGTATAAGAACATCCCAATCTCTTTCAAGATTGGAACCGCAGCAAGAGAAGGTATGACTAGATAAATTGTAATTTTCATACTCTTTTTCATTCGAAGGTCCTCATCGTCAATTCCTTGACGAATAGGTCCTCGAGTGAAGGAGTAGGAAATACAACAGGACTCGACCACACCGGAACCATTTCACCTTCTTTAGAAGGGCGAAGCGGTTCGGAAAGGTCGAAATCAGAAATCGAAGCGTGATTGCATAGAAACTGTAAAAGTTGTCGATGCAATGAAACCAGAAGAGTAAGTCGATTAATATC